TAAAGAAGATCCCTACTATATAATTGCATCCCATTTTCAATCGGATGAGGGATTGGAGGCGTTAAAGCATTTATCGAGCCTGTCTAAGAACGTATAATTTCTACGTTTTTAATTTTTGTATATTTGTTTTTTGTTTAACCCATAAAATTTTTAACATGGCAAAATATATTACATTCGATACAGCAAGTGACGGAAATGTACACCTTGCAACAGATGGCATTCTTTATGCAGAAACTACAAGTTCAACTGCAGGAACAATCTTTTTAAAAGGCGGTAGCCACAAATTTACTGTTACTGGAACAGGTTTAACTTCAGGTTTTGCAGCAAATGTAAATGCAGCTTTAGTTCAAGCGGCTCAAACATCTTGGACTAATGCAGCAATTCCTGTAAGTACTTCAGGTGGGCTTTTAGTATTTACAAGCGTAGCTGTAGCTACTATTTAACATTACCTTTTTATTAGGTATTAGAGAGAGGTCAAGAAAAATTGACCTCTTTTTTTTTTACTTATCTTTGTAAAAAGACTACTAATGATAAATTCTGTAAGAAATACAGTTTTAGCAATAATCAACAAAAACAATTACGGTTATTTATCACCTAATGATTTTAATTTATTTGCTAAACAAGCGCAACTAGATTTATTTGATGAATATTTTTTCCAGTACAATCAACAGATTAACGAAGAAAATGCAAGGTTATCAGGGACAGGATATGCAGATATTAAAAAAAGTTATCAAGAGGTAATTGACTCTTTTTCTGTTACTAGTAATTTAACTCGAAATACGTCTAATATATATTTTATGCCCTCTGCGGCAACTACTGGATCTGATTACTATTTAATAAATCAAGTCCGTTGTTCTAGCGGCGGTGTTTTTAAAGGCATAGCTGAATTAGTTTCTAATAGTAAAATAACATCCCTTAACGCTTCTAACCTAACCGCTCCGTCTGTTATGTTTCCAGCCTACACTCAAGAGGGCGCGTCTATAACGATATATCCATCCACATTTAATGGAGCAACTGATGTTGCCGCACAATATATAAGATATCCTAAAGACCCTAAATGGACTTATCAAACTATTTCAAACGGGGATCCTTTATTTGATCAGAGTCAACCAGATTTTCAAGATTTTGAGTTGCCTTTAGATGACGAAAATGACCTAGTGTCTAAAATATTGCAGTACGCAGGTATCTCTATACGAGAAGGTGATGTGTTTAAGTTTGGGCAAGTTGAGGAACAAATGCAAAATCAAGAACAATAATTATGGCATACATAGATCAGAAAAAATATTATACTAACGATGGAGCTACCCCAACAGATTTAAACTGGGGATCATATCAATACGTGAGCTTAAGTGATATTGTAAACAATTTTTTATTGATGTATAACGGAAACCATTCCTTGATAAATAACGTCAATAGATATAAAATATTGTTTCACGCAAAAAGGGGCATACAAGAGTTAAACTATGATGCTTTTAAAGAGATAAAATCTCTAGAGTTAACTGTTTACTCAGATTTACGTTTTATTCTCCCATCGGATTATGTTAATTGGATACGTATTTCTTTATTTAAAAACAATACTATAAGGCCTTTGCTTGAGAATATTCAAGTTCAATCAGCGTTATCATATGTACAAACAGCAACATCTACTTTTACTTACGATTCTGATGACAACGTCAACACCCAAACATCAAGTTTAGATACCGCTAGAACTGATGGGTCTTTAAATAGTATTTACTTAAATCAAGCAAATCTTGATCAAGATAATAATCCGCCTTATAATGAGGATTTTTACGATACGCACATAGGCGCTCGATATGGACTTAATACAGAGACGGCCAACATGAACCCTACCTTTACAATAGATAAGAAGGCAGGAGTCATTAATTTTGACTCTACTATGGCAAATGAGCAGTGTATATTGGAATACATATCTGACGGAATGGAGGGAGGAGATGATTCTTTAATTACAGTAAATAAATTATTTGAAGATTATATCTACGCATATATTAAATATTCTCTATTAAACGGCAAGTTTGGAGTGCAAGAATATATTGTTAATAGAGCAAGAAAAGATAAAACCGCACTACTTCGTAATGCAAAAATACGCTTGAGCAATATACACCCTGGTAGACTCCTAATGAATATGAGGGGAGAAAATAAGTGGATAAAATAACATGGGACGGACACAACGGAATTTTATTGCAGGCCGTATGAATAAAAGCCTTGATGAAAGGCTTATACCAAATGGCGAATATGAAGACGCACTTAATGTTAGGTTGGGCTCCACGGAAGCTTCTGAAATTGGATCAGTAGAAAACGCCAAAGGAAACACACTTCTTACTAATTTATTTTTTTTAGATCAAGAGCCTTTGAGTAGTAGCGCTCGGTGTATTGGAGCCTTAGAGGACAGCGCTAACGAGACCATCTACTGGTTTGTTCACGACCCTGCTTTTACTTTATCCGACACCGGAAAGTGCGATATGATTTGTTCATTTAATACTGTAACTACTGCTGTAACCTATCACGTAGTAAGTACTGATGACGGTGGAGGAACTTTAACAACATTAAACTTTAACCCTGGTTTTTTAATTACAGGTATAACTAGGGTAGGGGATTTTTTATATTTTACAGATAACTATAATCCCCCTAGGTTTATAAATATTAAAAATAGTTATGCTGAACCTTTATTAAATGGTACTTCGCCAAATTAACTTATACCCTATTATAAACTATGGCTGCATATATTGATCAATTTTCTGCTGAGTCTTTACTTGTTATAAAGAAGCCGCCTATAACAGCGCCTACTGTTGTTCCTTTTAAAGCAGCCAGTGAGAATAATTTTTTAGAAGATAGGTTTGTATGCTTTGCTTACAGATATCAATATGCAGACGGCGAATACTCAGCCACATCTCAATTTAGCGCACCAGCTTTCACGACGTCAAGTTTTAATTTTAGTTTAGAAAGTTATCTTAATGAGGGAATGTTAAACTCCTCTAATGCAGCCTCAATTACATTTAATACTGGAAGCTCTTTGGTAAAAGGAATTGAGTTGTTGTATAAAGAATTTAACGATCCCACAATTAAAGTAATTGAAAGCATAAATAAGCTTTTTAATGGATTGGGTAACAATGAAACATTTACATATATTTTTGACAGCCAAAAAATCTTTACGGTATTACCAGAGTATGAGATATTAAGATTGTATGATAATGTTCCGTTGCTTGCCCAAGCACAAACTTTAATGGGAAATAGAATAATTTATGGAAATTATGTTGATGGTAATAATTTAGTAGATCGCTTTAACGCACCAATACAATTAAACTATAGTACATCACTTCAAACTTCCACAATTAACACTCAAGATATATCAGCTATAACAGCAAATGGAGGATATAATTTCGGGGGTTATATTGTTATTTCAGATAGTGACGTGACTATAGAATTAGATCCAACACTGTTAGTAGCAGGTTCCTCTTTGACTTTTGTGCTGCCATTCGAACACGCTAGCTTTCAAGGTCAAACACCCTTTCCTTCCGAAACCACAACACAACAAGAGTTTAGTTTTGTTTATGTTTTGCCACAAGACTTCTCTTCCGTTCATGAACTTGCGCAAAGTGCCGACTTTGTCGCAAAGGTCGGATCATCTACTAACATACAGACTGTAGCAAATTCTTGTAATGGTGTTACTTACACTGATGTTTTAAATTGCACTATTCCAAACCAATTAGATAGTTATTTCAAAAAAGCCAGTGGTATTGCAGCAGCAGACGAGCCGATTCAAATATTTAGCGCACCCAACAGCAACTTTTTAGGTTTACAGCTTATAGCAATGCAGTTTGTAGACAGTTTGAGTTCACCGACACAAACATTTTATGAATATTATAGATTTACAACAGCTGAAGTAACTTATTCAAGCTCGGTAAATAACTATTCTTTGCACAGTAATCGTGGCTATGAAATTGGAATAGTTTACATGGACGAATTTAATAGAGCAAGCACGGCACTTGTCAGCTCTCTTAACACTGTCCACGTATCATGTGGCGATTCAGTTACTCAAAATAGCATCCAAGTTACAATACCCGGAGGTACAACGACTCCGCCCCAAATAGCACCGAAGTGGGCGACAAGATATAAATTCGTTATTAAGCCAGACAAAACTGATTACAATACCATATACACTAACGTTTACTTCCAGGATCCGGACAGTAATTTTGTATATTTTTTGTTAGAAGGAGAAAATGCAAACAAAGTGCAAGAGGGGGATCGCCTAATAGTTAAAAGAGATTCTGTTAGCGCATTGTCAGAATGTGCGTATACAACTGTTTTGGAAAAAGAAAGTCAGTCCTCTCAGTTCTTAGAGATTGATAATCCTTTAGATCCAACCAAAAAAATACCTGTACCATCAGGTGTTTACATGAAGTTGTTTCCAAGCAACTTTTCTACCACCAACTCTACTGAGCTAGGCGGTAACTTTGTTTCTTATCCTGAAGCTGCTGTCACAGCCTCGGATAATGATCGATATCCTGTTGCTAATTTTCCTGTAACAGTTCCTAATCCTGCAGGTTCTGGAGCTACAGCTAATGCGGACTATACTTTGCCCGAAGGAAGTGTGGTTAAAATTAAATATAACCAACTTAGGCCAGGAACAAGTTATACCGTAGAACGCCATTTTTATGAATATGAAGATGAAATAGTTGCAACAGCCACTTATGCTAACTTTAAAGCTTTTTTTGAGGGAGAAAATGTTATTGACAGAATTAACGCCAACGGAGTTTCCTGCAATTCTTGGCCTCCGTACCCATTATCAGCCGGTAGAGATGTGGCATGTCGAGAGGAAGATACGACCAATGTATACACAAGCTCAAACTTTCAGTCTACTTCAAATCCAGCAAACATATTACGTGGAAAAGGAAATGCCCAAATCGACACTGCAATGTTTGTCAATTACTGGAAGTTTGCTGAAAATACAGCTACCGGAGAGACATTTTTAATGGCAACGGGAACTCGTGCGGCTGCTGGATCATCCTCTGGTAACGATTCCACCGTTAGACTTCAGATAGAGGTTGTTAGACAGGAGACCAGTATTGTGTTTGAAACAGAGCCACAAGATGCTTTACCCGACGTTTGGTATGAAAATGATTTATCATTTTCGATTGATTCTCAAGGTCAACACTCAGGCGATGTTCAAAACCAAACTATAAACTTTCAAAATTCTGTTCAGCCGATTACACCACAAGATGCAATAGTAAATACGGGATTCTCTAACTGTATTACTTTTGGAAATGGAGTCGAAAGTTATAAGATAAGAGATTCAATTACAGGTAAAGAAATAAATTTTGGAAATAGAGTAAGTACTACTTCCGCGCAGATATATAAAAGGGCTCACAGGTTTGCCGATTTAACTTATAGCGGTGTGTTTAATGATGAGTCTAATGTAAACAAGCTGAATGAGTTTAACCTAGGATTATTAAACTTTAAGAACCTAGAAGATCTTTACGGGCCAATACAAAGACTGCATTCTAGACGAACAGATATTTTAACATTTCAAGAAGATAAAATATCCTATGTCCTTCAGGGTAAAGATATACTTACGGACGCTGGAGGCGGAGGAGCTTTAACGTCTGCCCCTGAGGTATTAGGAAAACAGGTAGCAAGGAGTGAAGAGTATGGTATAAGTAACAATCCTGAAAGCTTTGCGACATTTGGGCCGGATAAATACTTTACGGACACCAAAAGAGGGGCTGTGTTACGTCTTAGAGGGGGTGATGCTGGCGCTGAAAGCCTGACTGTTATATCAGAAGCAGGTATGCGATCTTGGTTTAGAGATTTTTTTATTGACACCATTGGGAATCAAAAGCTAGGTGGTTATGATCCCTACATGAATGAGTATGTGTTAGCAACCAACGGGGAGCAAGTTGTTAGTTTCACAAATTGTTTACCTTGCGGCACAACTGAAAATGTACTGGTTAATCCTGGGGAAGAAACTATTTATTGTGTTAATGTTACGCAAGAAATAGGAACGGTATCTGTTGATTATGTTATACCTAATGCTGATGAGAGCCCGATTATATCTGAAGCAAATACGCCTAGTAGTGGTACAGGGTTACAAGATGTGGTTACAGAACAGGGTCTTGAGCTTGTAACGGAAAAAACAAGTTCAGGTGTAGGTTATGTAATTGAAGCAATCTACAATAACATTACATATACCACCGGTTTAGTTTTTGTCAGCGGAACATTAAGCCTTAATAAAAACAATGTTGATGCCAAAGAGGTTACTATTAAAGTAACAACAACTTCTATTACGCCTGACACCATTCAGATAACAACCTCTTGTCCAATACAAAACATTTTGAATGTATACAACATTTCTATAACAAGTAACAATGAAGCGGGTCAGTTTATACACAATCAATACTCTTGGACCGATGGTATAACTTTCTCTCCGCTTCACTCAAATCAAATAACCTTCTCGTCCGACACCTCAGAAAATCCTATAGTTTCCCAATATACAAGCGTTTCAGGACCTATAGGTGGAGGAGTAGCACCGAATGATGGAGCTACGGTAAATATTATAAGCAATAGACTAGCAACCGATGATTACGTTTTTGATAGTACTAAAAATGAATTTAGGTATTTAAGGTCTTCTACAACTTATGCTAACAATTCCAATGAGATATTGACTCTGTTAAGCAATTCGTTATTGGCCAGCCCAATCACAACAGATGGTGACAAGAATTATGCTCAGTTTACAATGCCTTCTAATACCGGAGATAACTTGTATTTGATATGGGATTACAGAAAACCAACCCAAACATTATTAAATTATGACGCTACATCGGCAAGAAACGCTTGCTGTGGTTCAGTTCCAGTCGGTCCGGTTATACCTTGTAACACTGCAACAGGCTACAGTGGAGGAGAAGCTTTCCCAACAATTCAAGTGATTGAATTAGGAGCGACAACTGGGGTGGTAACATTGACATTTGCTGCAGGAAGCGTACCTGATAAATTTATAATAGAGTTTGATGGATCGGAAGTTATAAATACAGGATACAGAGGTGACGCATCCGAACAGGGAGCTCTCAATAGCGCATTAGCTGCAAGAGGATTGTCTCCCGAAACAATAGCCGGAACGGGAAGTGGCACAGCTACATTTACAAAAAGTACCTCTACCACAACGGCAACTTTAAAAGTATTTGGACCTTTGCCTGGAACATCTTGGCAAGTAACAGTATCATGCCCAGTATAAAATAAATTAATTATGGCAGTAGGAACATATTTTTTTGACACCGCAACTTTTGCAAATGCTACTACAGTATTTACTGATGAAAATCTTACCCAAATAGCTCCTGATGGGTATTATTCGGATGACATAATAGCTAGACAACAGATAAGTGGTCTTTTACAAGCTGCGGAAACCTGTAACTGTGGGTCTTCACCCACTCCAACACCTACGCCTACACCTACGGTAACGGCAACCCCAGTGCCCACTCCAACACCTACGCCATTTCCAACCCCAACCCCTGGGCCAACTTCTGCACCGACGCCGACGCCTACATCTCCCCCTACGCCGACGCCTACACCAACACCTACG